GCCGGCGCTGCGGCGGCGTCGTGAACCGGCTGTCGTGCACACCCCCCAGACAGGCAAGACCGGACATGAGTACATGGCCCGGTCGGGGCGCCTCCGGCGGCCTGGCAGGGGCCTCAGATCTGAAGATCAATCCAACCCCAAGACCAGCCCCAGTACGACCCTGGAGGGAGCGCGTTTCAGGCTGATCGTGGACGGTTGGGCTACATTCGATCCCGGTACTTGCGCGCCTCCCCGGCGGGCCCTCGACGAGGCCGTTTCACCGTCCACGATCAGACTGAAACAGGCGTCCACGATCGCTGAAATACGCACATGCCAACTAACGACTGGGAGGCAAACCCCAATGGGCAAACTTACGTACAAAGGATTGGTGCCGCGGGACGATCCGATGTTCTCGACTGGGCCAGAAGTGTTCTCGCGCCTCGGGTCCAGCGAGTCTTCGAGGACTTCGCCGAAAAGTACCAGTGGGGAGACCCCGGCCGAATCCAGTTCAGCAACCGAGGCGGATCTGATGCAGCCGGCGGTGGACGCGATCGAGGAGTGGGGCCGCAAGACGTTCAAGCGGTAACCCCTTCCTACGGCACCCCTCGAGAGAGCGCCGCTTCCGCGGTCGCCTACCACTACAGCACCCAGCCCCGCACGACCCTCGACAGCGTGATGTATGGCACCGGCCTGCGCGGGGCCGAGATGGCGCGCCTGCAGGGCGCAGATCCGCGCCTGAAGCAGCGCGTCTACTTCTACATCGATCGCGGCACTGGCATCAATCCTGAGGCCGGCGTGGGCGGCCAGGCTCACCGCGTTAATCTGCAAAACCTGTACGACGTCGACGAGGACGCGCTGCGTCTGCGCCGCGACAACGAGGCCTTCAACGACTTCGAGTCTGCGGTCATCGACGCCGGCTTCGACGGCTACATGGTGCGCGACGCCGGGCCGTCAGGCAACGCGGTGCTGCTGGGTCGGCACGCCGTGCCCGTCGAGCAGCTCGGCGCTCGCAGCCGCATGGCAGGCGAGCCTGTCGCACCGGCCCGCGAGCGAGTGCTGAGCGACGCTGAGAAGATCTCGGCCAACAAGATGCTGCCGGCCGGGCAGGTGTCCGGCAAGCGCTGGGCGGAGCTCATCTCTCGCAGCATGCCGGAGGTCTACGAGCGCCTGGCTGGCAGCCCGGTGTGGCAGTCCGACAAGGTCATGTACCGAGGCGAGCTGGCTCGCGAGCTTCGCGCTCAGCCGATGTTCAGCAACCGCCAACTGCCGAAGGTCTCACCGCAGAGCGCGCTGGACGCGGACATCAAGGTTGCGTCGGAGAGCCTGCAGCGCTACATCCGGGCTGCAGAGCAGGGACGCCAGTTGCCCAAGCTCACGATCGGCCGCCTGCCCCATGTGCTCAACATGCTGGGCGCACGCACGCAGGATTTCGACATCGCCACCAGCATTGTCACGAAGGTGTTTGTCAGGACCAAAGCAGAAAAAGGACACGCGGACGAGCTTCCCGACATCACGCCCAAGCAGCTCATCGAAGGCATCTACCGCCCGGCCATGGTGCTGAAGTCGAAGGACGGCAACCCCCGCGAGTTCGAGCTGGTGCTGCCGATCACCAGCGACAAGGGCGCGCTGATCGTCCCGATCAAGGTGTCGGTGGACAACACCGATCCGACGGGCGCGGTGTTGTCGATCTACGCCAAGGGCGTGTCGATCTCCGGCGGCAAGCCGAACGAGCAGGTGCTGATGAAACGCATCAACGACGGCAACCTGCTGTACCTGGACCCCGGCCTGGCCAAGCAGGCGCTGACTGGTCGCAAGGCTGGAGATCCTAAGGCTGACGTCAAGCTCAATGGCAACTTCGTGTCTTGGCCTGGGGTGTGGCCCAAGCTGGCGGAGATGATCTCTGCGCGCACGGTCAAGACCGACATCAACCTAATGGGCTGGATCGGCAAATACTACACGCCGAGCTCGTCGCCGCAGGGCTGGGAGGATGCGCCCGCATTCAGCCAGCGCGCCCGCGCTGAGGACAAGGAAGTGGCCAGCCTGTTCCGCGATCTGCAAGATGCCCGCGGCCTTGGGCGCGTGCGTGCGCTCGAGCGGGTTGACGCGCACCCGATGGCTGAGACAATCCGCCGCATCGACCAAGAGTTCATGGACATACTGGAGCGGCTCGACGACGCCGGCCTGGTGAAGATCAACTGCAAGTGAGGTATCACAATGCCTGTTTCCAATCTGCTCGACAAGCCCACCGAGGACATGCTGAACAAGGCTGTCCACGCCGAGCTCTACGCCTCGCACCTGTACAAGCACATCGCCAACCAGATGCAGCGCGTCGGGTTCTTCGGCACACAGAAGTTCTTTGCCGGCGAGAGTGCTGACGAGCTCAAGCACTACCAGCTCATCGCCGACTACATGAACGACCGCGGCACCAGCGCGAAGGTGCCGGCGCTCGAGGCCTGCACTGAGGTGGTCACCGACATCGCCGACGCCATCGAGCTGGGCTACGAGACCGAGCTGCAGCTCATGCGCGACTACGAGAAGTGGTATCGCGAGTGCAAGTGCGTGACGACCCAGCAGTTCATGCTGCAGTTCCTCGAGACCCAGCGCAAGAGCGTGGGTGAGTACGGCGACCTGATGTCGCGCCTGGGCCTGGTGAGCGGCGACAAGGCGGGCATGTTGATGATGGACCAGGAGCTGGGCAATGGCTGATTGCACCTACACGTTCAAGACTGCGGAGGGCGAGGTCACCATCAAGGGGATGGCCGAAATGAAGGCCTTTCTCGCATTGAACGGTGTGGGTGCCATTGATGGCGCCAAGGCGCCTATGTTCAGCCAGCGCGCTTTTCACGGTACACCGCACCGCGGCATCAACAAGTTCAGCACCGACAAGATCGGCACCGGCGAGGGAGCCCAGGCCTACGGCTGGGGGCTGTACTTCGCGGGGCGCAAGGAGATCGGGGAGTTTTATCGGTCGACTTTGGCGCCAAAGAACCCGCCGACTGAGGCGCAAATTCTTGCCGACCCTGCTGTCGTCGCGGCGCAAGCCCGTGTTGACGCCGCTGGCGAAGAACTCGACAGGCTGGGCACCGACAATCAGCAAGCTGTCGCGGAGTGGACAGCGGCAAACGACGCCCTGTACTCCGCGCGCAAGAGTGTCAAGGGCGGACAACTCTACGAGGTCGAGATCCCCGAGGACAGCGAGATGCTGCTGTGGGACAAGCCGCTGAGTGAGCAGCCGGAGGCGGTGCGGGCGGCCGTTGACAAGCTATTTGAAAACGGGGCACTGGACGACGGCTCCAAAAAGCTCATTGAGTCGCAAGGCATGCGCCAAGATTTGAAGGGCAAGACCCTTTACGAACTGCTCGCGACATCAGACAACTTGGCCATCGACGGCACGGGCCGCGCCGCCAGTCTGGCGCTGGCCGAAGCGGGCATCAAGGGTATCAAGTATCTTGACGGCACCAGTCGCGACGCAGGCGGTGGCAGCTACAACTATGTGGTGTTCAGCGGCGACGATGTGGCAATTCAGCAAGCCTTTTACAGCAAGCGCGCCCCGGTCGTCGGCTCTCGCTTCAAGCTGCCCGGGTCCACTGCGGTGGATGTCGGACGCATCAGGCTGCAGGACGACGTGCTGCGCATGAAGCGCGTGATCGAGGCGGTCAAGCAGCAGGGCGGTACGGTCGGCGAGGCGCAGAACTTCTACGACGCCAACACCCTGATGCCCGGCCGCATCCAGGCTGAGATCGACGACTTCAAAGACAAGGTCGTCAGGCCCATGCTGGACAAGGCGGTCAAGTACGAGATCGACCTCGACGAGCTGTCGCTGTACTCCTACGCCAAGCACGCGGAAGAGCGCAACCAGTACATCGCCAGCATCAACCCTCGCATGCCCGACGGCGGCTCCGGCATGACGACGGCAGACGCGAAGGCCATCCTGCAGCAGGTGCAGGCCGGCGGTAAGGCGCAGCAGTTCGACGAGCTGCACAAGGACCTGATGTCCATCACGTCCACCACCCGGCTGCTGATGCTGTCCGAGGGCCTGATCACGCAGGACGAGTTCGACTCCCTCGACGGTGCGTATGCCAATTACATCCCGCTGCGCGGCCTGGAGAACGTGGACGAGGGAGGGCGTGCGCGCCCTGGCGTCGGCCGCGGTGTGAACGTCCGAGGTGGTGAGACCGTGCGGGCCATGGGCCGCCGCTCGCGCGCCAGCGACCTGATCGAGAACGTGATCCGCGACTACGAGCGGGTCATCACCCGCGTCGAGCGCAACGACGTCGGCAAGGTGCTGCTGGACTTTGTGCTGTCGAACCCTGACCCCGACCTGTGGGGCGTGGACATCGAGCGCAACAAGCCCTCCTTCAACAAGGCCACGGGCCTGGTGCAGTACACCAAGCAGGTCGAGAAGGGCGAGGACACGATCGGCGTGAAGGTCGGCGGCCAGCAGGTCTACATCAAGCTGGTGGACAAGGACCTGACCCGGGCCCTGCGCCAGGCCTGGAAGGACGAGGTCAGCGGCCTGGAGCGCGCAGTGGTTGCGACCACCGGATGGTGGAACAACTGGATGCGCAACGTGCTGACCCGGTACAACCCTGCGTTCGCGGCCATCAACATCCCGCGCGACGCCCTCTGGTCGGGCACCACAGCCGCTCTGGCAGAGCTTGGACCGAAGGGGCTGGTCAGGTACTTGGCAGCCTACGGAAAGGCCACCATGGCCTCAACGCGGGCCGAGGCGGGGGTGTCTGGCACGACCAATGTCATGTTCGGCAACCCGCAGATCGACAAGCTGTACCAGGAGTTCCGCGCAGCGGGCGGCATCACCGGCGGGTTCTACATGCGCGACCTGGACACCATCCAGCAGGAACTGCGCGACGAGATGCTGCTGGCCGGCGCAAAGGCGCGCAACCCATGGGAGATGGTCAAGACTTTGCCGCCCTACAAGGCGGCCAAGCTGACCCTGCGAGGGCTGGAATTCCTCGGCTCGGCAAGCGAGAACGCGACCCGGTTCGCCCTGTTCATGGCGGCGAAGGAGTCCGGCAAGTCGTCTGCCCAGGCAGCCATCCTGGCCAAGGACGGTACGACCAACTTCAACCGCAAGGGTGAGTTCGGTGGCGTGCTGAACAACATGTACCTGTTCTTTAACGCCGGTGTGCAGGGCACGACGCAGCTCGTCAAGGTGCTGCGCAGCCCGGCCGTGCAGGCGTCTATGGCAGGCGTGGCCGGCGTCGGCATGATGCTGGCCCTGTATGGTGCGGCCGGTGGCGGCGAGGACGAAGACGGCGAGAAGTACTGGGACAAGATCCCCAGCTACGTCAAAGAGCGCAACCTGGTGATCATGCTGTCACCAGGTGAGCCATTGGCCGACGGTATCCAGCGCGTGGGCAAGCGCGGCCGGTACATCACGATCCCGGTGCAGTACGGCTTCAACATCTTCCCCAACATGGGGTACATGATGGCCGACGTGTTCCGCAACTCAGAGGACCCCAAGCGTGGCGTGACGCCGACCAAGGCTGCGCTGCACATGACCTCGGTCATCTTCGGCTCGGTCAACCCCTTCGGTGGTTCGGTGGACGTGAGCGACGGCGTGCAGGTGCTTCTGGCGGCCTCCCCCACACTGGTCGACCTGCCGATCCAGATCATCAACGAGCGCGGTACGTTTGGCCGCCCGTCTGCGCCAATGGCTTGGGATCGCCGGCCGGACTCCGAGCGCATGTTCGCCTCGCAGCAGGGCACCGTGCCTGCCAAGATCGCCAAGACGCTCAACGAGCTGGGCGGTGGCGACGAGGCCAAGGCCGGCAGCATTCTGGGCATCGAGACATCGATTACGCCAGGCACCATCGACACGCTCATCCGCGGCACCACCGGCGGCCTGGGGGCGTTCGTCGAGCAGACGGCCACCTCGGTGTCTGCCATGGCAGGCGACAAGGACATCAAGGCCGGCAAGGTGCCGTTCCTCAACAAGTTCTACGGCGAGGTGGACGAGGACGCCAACATCCGTTCAGCCGGCGAGCGCATGCGCGAGGTCAAGCGCGTTGTCAACGAGGACAAGGATCGGAAGAGATTTGAGAAAACTCAGTCGGAAGAAAAGTCGACTGCTGTCGATCGCATGACTGCTGTTCGGGACCTTGTTGACGCTGTTTCCACGGATCTTGATTCAGACCTCAAGATGCAAGACGGCGAAGCCAAACTGCTTGCGCTAGCAAAGACCCAAAAGGGTTACGAGAAGGCGCAGACGGAAATGCGCAAGCTGGAGATTTCTTTGGTGAGCGACGATTCGCTGACAGACGCAGAGAAAAGGCTGTATCGCCAGCGCATCCAGGCTGAGCGGGATAGGCTGGCGACCAAGGTCAACAAGGCGTATCTCAATCTGCCCGGTCAGTGACCTCCACCCGCTCGTCGTAGGTCACCGTCGAGGTGTCGCCCAGGCGCCACTTCGCGGTGTTCTCCACGCGGTAGGTTTGCGTGCAGACCTTGAAGTCGGGCATGCGCAGCTCGCTGTGGGTGATCGCCGGGTCGAAGAACCTGCAGCGGTTGTTCGGCTGCAGGGCGAACTGGCCGTTGTCCAGGCGCAGCATGTTGAACGACTTGTGCTCCTCCGGCGTCTCGGCAAAGCCGAAGTCTGGGATCCGCGGGTCGGGGTTGCACGAGTCAATCGTCAGCATGAACTCGCCCTGGTGAAGCTGCTTGTCCTTGCCGAAGAACTCAGCGCGCAGTCCCTTGAGGAAAGGCTTGTCGATCACCTCGATGTGGTAGCTCATGCAGTCCCATATCTGGAGCACGTCCAGCGGTAGCTGGTCATCCTCCTCGAGGACGTCGTGCCACACGAACGCGCTCAGGGGCAGCTTGTCATACAGCGCGCCGAACTCCGGGAGGTAGGTCTCGAAGCGGAAGGCCTGGCCGCGGATGGACTTGGCGCTGACCCAGATCCCTTCGATGAGCTGGCCGACCCGGGATGGGTCGTGGTCGTAGAGGTACTCGGCGCGCACGAAGACTTTCTCGGGCGGCAGTGGACAGACAAAGCTCATGCTGCCTCCTTGACGAAGACGCCAGATGGCAGCAGTGTGCCCTTGCGGTTCTTGATTTCGTCGTATGCGCCGGCCAGACAGTCGACCATGTCGATGTCTAGCAGGGCACACATGTTGATCAGGCACACCAGGGTGTCGCCGACGGCGTCCTTGGTGGCGGCCAGATCCTTCTTGTTGATGGCGTCGGCCAGCTCGCCCATCTCCGACACAGCCTTCAGGAACTGAGCCTGCGCCGTGCTGTTCGGGATGATGCGCCTGGCCTCAGCCCAGCGGATGACATCCATCTCGACTTCGCGGTAGTTGGGGCGGTTCATGATTCCCTCGCTTCCAGCATGGCGTCGGCCATCTTGTAGGCGGCCTTGGCCGCCCAGCGCTCCGTCATCCCCATGGCTCTGGGCAAGCAGATTCCAGCGAAATAATCGCGCAGGGTCATGCCGTCGCAGACCACCATTGACTTGGCGTATGTCGTGCCTTCTGGCACCTCCGGTCGGTGAACCGGAAATGCCGGCCCGCCTGTCTTGGGTTCGCTCATACCTCACCCCCCTCGCTGTCGGCCGCGGACTTGGCGCGCAGCCACTGCGGCAAGATCGGGTAGACCTTGCCGTCGTGGTCGATCAGCGCCGGCTCGGTGACGTTGTCGTTCCGGGTGACGTGGCAGCCGTGGATCTCGCCAGGCTCGAACCCGGGCGCGACGCCCAGCTCATTGCGGACCTCCTCCATCCACCAGCCGGGCGCGGCGATGACGGGCAGCGGGGTCTCGCTCCATCTCTCCGGTGGAATCTTCTCCTTCAGCGCCTGCAGTGCGTGCTGCACGTTGGCGATGGCGTAAGTGGCGCTCATGTTTTCTCCAAAAAATCCTTACGGGGGTTGTGCCCAGCATTGATGCGGCCCGCTGGGTGATGGGCGTCTTTGGTCTCCAACTCGATCAACTTATCGAGGTAGTGTCTGGCCTTGCGCAGGTCCTCCACGCCGGCCTTGTCGCGCCAGCGACTGACGTACTTCACGACGTTGCCCTCGAAGAAGCCCAGGCCGTTGGCCGCGATGTAGTCCCATGGCTGGATGGGTTGGTGCTGGTAGTGGTCGCCGCCCACTTGGGTGTCGTTTGCGTTCATGTTTAGAAGGGGATGAAGTCGTAGGTCCATTCGTCGCATCCGTTCGCAATCACCTCTTGCGGTGGCGTTGCGTCGAACTTCTTGCAGTAGTTGCTCATGTAGTACTCGCAGCTCTGGCAGTTGATCCTGATCGACTGCAGCCTCTTCAGCTCGCGGCCGTGAAGCTCGAGGCGGATGTTCAGTTCGGTCTTGGTCATACTGATGCCGCACCTTCTGTCCACTGATGAGAGACGATGGTCGGGTACTTGCCGGATCGGTTGACGATCACGGATACCGGCCTGCGCAAGATCTGGTCGTCGTACTCCAGCCACTCAATAGCCTGCTCAGAGTCGGCTGGTATCGCATCGATCTTGGCTCGCATCTCCCACCAGGACTCGGCCTTTTTGCGTGCGTAGCCGTCATGGCTGAGGCACACCCACTCGCGGACCGCGCACATCATCACGTCGTAGTACTCGACGAGCAGGCTGTTTTCGCTGCCGGGCTTGCGATGCAGTCGATACCGCACATCGGTCACAGTGACCACTTCAAACGAGCTGCGCTGCTGGCTGAGGATCGCCGCGCTTGATGCTTCAATGCCGTGCTTGATGCGCTCGGGCTCCGGGAACTTGAAGTTGCAGTCGACGCACTGCGTCGCGGCCGCCAGGTTCTTGCTGCCGCAATTAGGGCACAGCTTGCTGGGCGCCTCGCCCTTGCGCTTGGTGCTGGGCATGCGTCCTTTGACCTCGTCGACCGGGCCCATCTCGATCGTGGTGTCGGTGAAGTCGGCCCACAGGCAGTCGGTCTTCCCGTCGGCGATCCGCATCCCGCGGCCGGCGATCTGGACGTACAGCACCGGGCTCTTGGTGGCGCGCAGCAGCGCGATGAAGTCCACCTCCGGGACGTCGAAACCTGTGGTCAGCACGGCCACGTTCACCAGGCAGCGGATCCTGCCCCCGCGGAAGGCCGCAATCAGGGCTGCACGCTCTTGTTTCGGGGTCTCCGAACTCACCACCTCAGCCGCCACTCCGCGGCGCTGTAGCGCGTCCCTGACGTGCTCGGCGTGGGCGATCGTCACGGCAAACACCAGCCACCGCTTGCGGGCGCGGGCGAGCTCGACGATCTCCTTGCAGGTGGCCTCCACGAGGCCGGGCCTGTCGGTGACCTTGGCCAGCTCGCTGACGACGTAGTCATCGCCCGACATCCGCACGTCCCGTGCGTCCACCCTGGCCACGGTCGGGGCTGGCACCAGGGGAGACAGGAACTTCAAGCCCAGCAGTTCCTTCATCGTCACCCTAGTGGCGACGTTGGTGAACAGCGGCTCTTCTCCGGCCGTGGCCCACACGCCGTTGCCGCGGAATGGGGTTCCTGTCCAGCCGATCACGCGGGTGTGCGGGTTGTACTTGGTCAGGTCAGCCAAGAATGTGCGCCACATCCCAGTCTGTTTTGGGTTGATCAGGTGGCACTCGTCGGCCAGCACGATGTCGATGCGGCCGAGGCGGTGCGCCTGCTTGTAGATGCTGCCGATCGTGGCGTAGGTGAGCTGGTGACCCATCTGCTTCTTGCCGATGGCCGCCGAGTACAGGCCCACGTCCGCGGTCGGCCAGATGCGGACCAGCTTGTCGATGTTCTGCTCGAGCAGCTCCTTCTGGTGGACCAGCACCAGCACCCTGGTGCCCGGGTGTTCGGCGTCAGCGCGCTGCGCCAGGGCCGCGATCATCAGGCTCTTGCCGGCACCGACGCAGGCCTCGACGATGGGGTTGCCGCCCTCGTGCCTGCCGAACCACATCCAGAGCTCGTCAAGCGCCCGGGTCTGGTAGTCGCGCAGCTTCATGCCACGACCCTCGCCGTGGTGATGCCGTGCGCTCGCAGCGCGGCCGTCATGGCCGCCGCATCGGCGAGCATCTCCTTCTGCTTGCAGGCCTTGATCTCCAGCGAGCTCAGCGCGCCGTCGCCCTGGCCGTTGGCGAATGTGCCGTGCTTTTGCTCGTACACGACATCACCATTGACATAGTCCTTCTGCGTCGCGAAGCGCTCGAGCAGGATGGGGATGTAGCGGTGCGTGCTGCACTGGTGCGACTCGCGCTGGGCGATCAGGCCCACCTGGCCAAACTCTTTGCAGTCCCACCCGCCGTCCTCGCCATCGACCACGGGCGTGCTGTGCGCGCAGGTGCGGCAGTTGACGTCTGGCGCCTCCTCGCCGTGGCACAGGCTGTGGAAGTCGCACATCTTGCAGACGTACCAGCTCGGGTCGTTTGAGCAGCGAAGCGGTGGCTCGGCCGCAGTGATCACGCGCTCGGCGCGGGCCATGATCTTGGCGAACTCGACCTCGTCGAAGTGGACCCATTCAGCATAGAGCTCGCTGGTGTCCTTGTTCTCCGCGATGTACATGGCGCGGGCCATGCCGGTCATGCCCATGTAGGTTTGCATCTGAGCCCAGTGCTGCGGCTTGGACTTCTGCACGCCATCCTTCAGGGCCGCGAACGACTTCGCGTTGTGCGTCTTGAACTCGACGACGGCCCAGGACTTGGGCGCCTCGGGGAAGCCTCGTGCGGCGCCGTCCATGCTGCCTCCGAAGTGACCGCCGACAGCGGACACGCGCCACTGCTTGCCGTCGGGCGCGGTCTCGTGGACCTCGACTCCGATGCGGCGCAGCTCGGCCACGATGCGGGGCTCGAAGTCCTGGCCCGCCTTGAACAGGCGCAGCATGCGGCCTGAATGCTTCTTTGATCCGGCCCAGCGGAAGGTCAGCCACAGGTAGCGCTCGCAGGTGTGGCCGATCAGGGATGCGCCCAGGTGCGGGCGGTGGCCGTCGTCTGCGTCGGACTCGTAGGACCGGTAGATCGTCGCGACGGTCGTGTGTATAGGTTCGGGCACTGTGGCCATGTGGGGACACTCCTCGTGTCGTTGCAGGGGTAAGCCTCGGGGCTTACCGCTGCAGGCCCTTGCGGGCCCACACGGATCAGGACGTGGCCTGGCTCTCGTCGGCGCCTGCCGTCTCGATCTGCACGCCGTCCTTCATGGCGGCCACCAGGGTCTTCTGGTTGGCCACCGAGACGGTGAAGTGCTTCTCTGCGACGTGGCGCAGGGCGCCGACCTTGGTGCCGGCCTCCACGAGGTGGAAGCCCTGCGGGCCCTCGACGGCGTAGATACGGGTGCTCATTGCTGCGGTTCTCCTTCTTCAGCGGGTTGGGGTTGAGACTCCAGGGCTTGGAGCTGGTACTCGGCCTGGCCGCGGATCTCCGCGATCAGTCCAGCACTCTGGTCGTATGGCAGCTTGCCGAGGGCGGCGAGCACGAGCTCGACGCCGGCAGGCACCATCTTGATCGACAGGATGGGCGGGATCTTGCTCATGATCAGGCCGCCCGCTTCTGCCACGGGGGCACGGCTGCGCCAGCCGCGGGTGCGTTGGCTGCAGGCGCAGCGGGGCGGGACGGGGCGGCAGCAGCCATGGGCGCTGCACCACCGGCCGCAGGCTTGAAGCCGTTGACCTCGTTCTGGTCCTCGTACTGGCCGGTGTCGTCCTTGCGGACCTTCACCTTTACCTGCACGGGCTTGTTGTGCAGCTCGACCGTGTCGTTGAAGCGGGCCAAGCCGATGGATTCGCAGAGCTCGCGCAGTTGCTGCTGAGCGATGCTCTCGGCCTGCTGGTTGGTGTGCCGCACGTTCAGTCGGGCCCACACCTTGCGGCCGCGGTAGCCGTCCTGCAGCACCTCGATGGTGAGCTTCAGGGCCTTGCCGTTGCCAGACTTCAGGGGCACGATCTCCGACTCGGTGACCTGTGCGGTGTACCAGCCTGCGGGCAGCAGCTCGTAGCTGTTCTCGCGCTTCTCAACGCTGTCGGTGTTGAACTCAAATTGCGCCATGATGGGTGTCCTTTCAGGAGTTACTTGGCGGTGGTGGAAATGACCTTGGCAGCGATTGCCGACAGGTCGGGGGACTCGAACATCTCGAGGCTGCCAGAGCGGTCCTTGGCCTCGTAGTTGTAGTCGCGGCTGGTCTGCAGCCAGCGTGTCGGGTTGCCGTCCGCATCCTTCTCAATGCGCATGGCGAACACGAAGTCGAAGAAATACCCGACGCCCTGCTTGAGCATGTTGCCGGGCATGGCGGGGTAGTACAGCATCGCGCCCGACTGCTCGTCCTTGGCGCGCTCCTGCTTGCATGAGAAGTACACGTTGCGGCCGGGCAGGTCGCGGAAGGCGCGGATCAGATCCGTCATCTTCTCGGCCAGCGCGCCGTAGGCCTGGCGCGGATCCTTCGCGACCTTCTTCTCGTGGTTGAGCACCACCTCGGCGATCTCCGAGATGGAGTCCAGGCAGACCCACTTGAAGGCCTGGCCCTGCTCGGTGTTGGTCACGAAGTCGTAGGCCTCGTAAAGCTGGTCGAGGGTCTTGACCTCGATGACCGGGATGTCGACGCCACGCAGTGACAGCAGGCCGGACTCGGCGCTGATGATCACGGTGGGCTCGCCAGTGGTGGCGCAGAGCGAAGTCTTGCCGGCGCCCGCGGGGCCGTGGACCAGGAACTTCAGGCCGTTGAGCGCGGCGCTGTCTTTGGTGGAAGTGAGGGTGATTGCCATGTCGTCTCCAGGCAGTTGAAAAAATGGGCAGCTAGCGCTGCCCGGGTGGGGCTGAAGTTAGACCGCTTCGATCGTGATCGAGGGGCTGGCTTCCTTGCTGGTGATGAACACGGCAGCGGCGGCAGCGTCGGCAGCCTCGAGCTTGCGCAGCTCAGAGACGGAGACCTCGGGCTTCCACTTGAAGGCGGCCTGGGCGCCGCCGGACAACTTGTCCCAGCCCTTGGTCAGGGCGGCGGCGTCGACCTTGCGGTCGATCTTGTAGGTCACAGTGACCTTGCAGCCTTCGGTGCGCTGGCTGATGGAGCCCTCGGGCTTGGCCGGGTCCTTCAGCATGTCGGCGATTGCCTTGTCGACGGCGCGGCGCTCGGCGATGGCCTCGTCTTCGATCCGCTTGGCGGCGATGCGAGCTGCGATGAGCTCAGAGAGAGTGACTGCTTGCATGATGTCGTCCTTTCGGAGTGGTTGAAAAACGTGTCGTCTCTGACGTTGTCAGTATATCAGTATTGTGATGCTGGTCAAGCGGTTTCGAACAGCTCGGGGAACTCGCTGCGCAGCATGTGCTCGACCTCCGAGAAACGCAGCGAACTGATCAGCTCGTGCAGAGCGTTTTTGATCTGGTCGTCGCTGAGGTGCAGCGTGACGTCGATGTAGCAGCCGCGGCGGTCCAGCGGGTGTCCGTGCATGACGGACATGCTGGTGGCCTTGATGTTGAGCTTGTTCATGCTGCTTCCTTCAGGTTGAAGTTGGGGCCGCCGATGCACCAAGCGCGGCTGTCTTCGTAGTCGGGCAGGGAGCGGATGGCGGACTGGGTGATGCCATCGATGATGGCGTGCGCTTCGGTCTGCTCCCAGTCGTCGGTCTCGCAGGCCTGGTAGCCGTAGCCGTGGCAGCCCTTGATCACGTCGATCGGGTTGAGCATGTTGGCCACCAGCTTGAACGCGAAGCCGTGCGCCGGGTCGTGCTCCTTGTAGCGGCTGTTGACGCTGCGCACGTTCTGCGCGTAGAGCACCGAGGCGATGCGCTTCTCGTCGCCGCGCAGGTCGCGACGGCGGCCGCCCCAGTAGTAGCTGACGGCGTTGGAGCCGTGCTTGCCGGCGGCCCAGCTCACGAGGGCGTTGATGTGGTAGTCGGGAACGAGGTATGCGGACATGGTGTGGTCTCCTCAGTTGGCGGGGCTGCAGATGCCTTGTTCGATCAGGTGCTGGGCCGTGCGGCCGAAGAAGCCTTGCAGCCTCCAGCACAGGCCGGTGTCGATCAGTTGCTGCCAGGCTTCGATGTACTGCTCTTCGCTGTCGGCGGGCATCGCGCCTTCGGCGATCATCACTACGTTTGCAAGGTTCATGTTGGGTCTCCGATCAGGCTGCGAGCAGCTCAGGCTTCAGGAAGGACGCTGCGTCGACGTAGTCGATCTCAAAGCCGAGCTGCGTGTAGGCCATCTGCAGGTCTTTCGCCGAGAACGTCTTCTTGCCGGCGATACCGGCGAGTGCGCGGGCTGCGTCGTTGAAAGGGTAGTACAGCGTGTTGCCGTACACGTTCTTGATCAGGATTGCCAGCTTCATGTTGCGTCCTTCTGGAGCGCCCGGTGCCGCCGGGTCGGTGTCGACTGCTCCGTCGACAAGAGAGATTTCATCACAGTTGTGAAGTCTGTGAAAGAGTAAGTCCCAGTGCTTTTGTCAACTTCTCCTTTGCCGCCTGGTAGCGGGGCTCGAGCTTGGCGCGGCGTGCGGCCGGCAGGCCGTCGATGCGCGACAGGTTGTGCTCCAGGTCGGCGAGCTTGATCACGATCGCGACAGGGCCCGTGTTGGCCACGCGGTCGATGAACTGTTCGTAGGTCTCGTCGGGCTTCCTGGTGACGGCCTCGACCAGGCTGACGGCGCGGTAGCTGACGCCGTGAATCAGCAGCAGGCTGGGCGCCCTGATGCTGGTGTCCTCGAGCACGTCGTGCAGCACCGCGGCCATCTGGGCGTCGGTGTCCTTCGGCAGCTTCTTGGCCACCGTGCGCAGCACGGCCAAGGAGTGCAGGAGGTACTGCCTGCCAGCGCCGTCGACCTGGCCTCTGTGCGCGATCGCGGCGATCTCGATGGCGTTGAGTAGGGCTTCGTTCATGTCACCCTTCGTACACGGCCAGGCGGCCGGGGTTGACCCACTCGGCGTACAGGCCGCGCTTCTGCAGCTCGCGCTCGAGGTCGATGTGCACACCGAACACGAGCTCTTCGCGCATCGGGTTGCCGTAGTAGTCGACCCACCGCTCGGCGTCAGACGCCTCGGCGTCGATCGAGAAGTTGCGACTGTCGTCGGGGTGCTGGTAGACGGGCACGCCCATCTTCTTGAAGGCAGCGAAGGCGCTGCGGAACTTGGCAGGCATGGGCTTCATGGCGTCGTGGTGCATGGGGTTGCTGTAGGACATCGTCGTCTCCGGTTGGTTGATCAGGTGCCGCGGGTGCCCCACTCGGGCATCTCTTGGCGGAACTGGCGGACGCCGTAGGGGACCTCGCTCCAGGGCAAGCGGCCGGCGAAGCACTCGACGGCAGCAGCGCGGCCGGCGATCAGCTCGGCAAGCACGGACTTGGCGTGCTCGCTGGTGTAGGTCTTGAACATCGCGATGTTGCTGTCGACGATCGCAAGGAACTGTTCGTTGGTCATCTCGGTCTCCAGTCACGTCCCGGAACTGCCGGGCCAGGTCTGAATCATATCACAGTTGTGATACTTGTCAGAAGTTGTAGTCGTGCTTGTTGACGGCGCCGTTGGCGATGAACTCGCGGCCCTTGCTGCCCCAGAGCTTGTCCGAGCCGTAGAAGCGGCTCTTGACGAGGCGGACGCGCAGGGTGCGTTGGCCCAGGCCGGCGTACAGCCACGTCTGCTCGTTCTGGTTGGTGCAGTGGCCGACGAAGCCGCCGGGAATGATGTTGGGCTTCCACTCGGGGTCGCGATCGACCAGCACCTCTTGCAGGGTGACGGTGGCGGCCGTGCGGCCGACGACCTTGTAGGGGACGGTGTCGCTGTACATGGTCTCGGTCATGTACTCGCCGTCGGGCAGGTTCTTCAGGTTGGTCGTGAACGTCTCGTAGGCGCGGATGCTTTGCTCTTGCTTAGGCATGGTGATGTCTCCTGGGTTACTTGGTCTTGGGGTAGATGGTGGTGAGGAACACAGCGCCATCAACCTTGGGCGCGTAGTTCTCGATGTCGTAGTCTTGCTCTATGGCAGTGGGTACATACCAGAGGCTGAAGGGCAGTGTGAACTTCTTCATCTTGCGGATGAGGCGCTCGATGTCCTGATCGACGCGCCAATCTCCCATGGACGCGGCAAAGAAGTGTTTTCTGGCTGGCTTGGTGGTCATGGTGTGGGCTCCTGTTGATGGGTTAGGCGTTGCGATTGGACAGAGTGATTTCCACGGTGGTAACACCGATGCGGTGAGAGCAATCCCACATAATCCGAGCGCCCCTGTCGGCGGCGATGCGTTCCGCTTCTGCGAGGGTCACGCGGGAGGCCACGCGGGTCGGCCAGTTCAGGCCTTGCATGACGTCATAGCGGAAGTCCGGGGAGCGCAGGTCAGGTGCGGTGTAGCGCATGATGGTCTTTCGTAGTGGTTCAGATGGCGTCGAAGTCGAACACGGTGCCGTCAGGCAGCTCGATGACGGCGTCGCTGGGGAAGAAGTCGTTGCACTCGCGCTCGTCGAACAGGGCGTAGGCAAGGTTTCTAAGCGCACTCTCGCGCTTGGCTTTGCCGCGTGGCAGCGGCCACGAGATCGTGTCGAAGTCGCCGTCGTCGTAGCGGCGAGCGAGGATGGAAGACACGTCACGACTGGCAGGGCAGCCGGGCTTGTCGAAGTCGGTGCCGCCGTGCGGAAAGCTCAGGCAATTGTGCTCGACGATCAATCGAACTGTGGTCATATCGGACTCCTGTCGCGTCCCGGGATCCGCCGGGCCGGTGTCATCTCTGACGAAGTGATTACATCACGTTTGTGAAGTCACGACAATAACCAACGTGATTACTCGGGTTTTTCCCAGATTGCAACGGACCACTCGCCCACCCACGGGTCGTAGGCGCCGTCGCTGAAGTCGCGCAAGCTGGCCGCGTAGTCGACGCCGCCCTCGAGGAACAGGGCCACGGCCTTGGGCTCGCCGAACCTGGTCTCGTTGATCGCGGCGATGAGGGACTTCAGCGTGCCGTCCCACTCCCACGAGTCGCAGTCGCCGGCCAGGAGGTTGCCGTTGGCGTCGATCGCCTTGAGCCACTTGCCGCGGCTGCGGTAGCAGCCGGCGCCGATCTCGCGCTTGGACCACCGCAGTGCGTCCTGGTAGGCGCCGCTGACGGCGTTCTTGACGTCGTCGAAGCGGGAAAACTTGGATCCGTTGGGGAAGGTGAGGTTGCGCATGTGGGTCTCCGGTTGATGTCAGTTGGGAAGCAGCGCGTACCACTGCCAGGTCGTGTCGGTGCCGGCGGTCATCTTGCCGAGGCAGAAGCACACCGGCCGGTCGAACTCGATCCGCTCGTTGTTGCGGCCGAAGGCCTCAGTGGCCACGGCCCACTGGGTGTCGCGGGCAGCGCGGGGTAGGGCGCACTTGGTCATGCCGAGGTTGCGCAGGAATTCGGGACGCTGGATGTCGGCGATCTGGTCGCCACGCTTGCCGGTGGAGGGATCGAATTCAAAAACCTTCATGCTGCTCTCCGGTTGATTGCTGGGACAAGAGGATTACATCACAAGTGTGAAGTCATGTCAACAGCAATGTGATACATCACTCTGCTGCGTGGCGCTCGGCAATCGAGCCCCAGTCGCGGACGTAGTAGTTGCCGCGCATCCGCACGATCGTCGGCGTGTAGGTGTCGCCGGCGTTCAGATACATGACGTTGCTGCCGTCGCGCAGGCGGAATGCTTCTACGCCGTGAGTGCAAAGCAAGTCATCGAGTACGGTCATGCGCAGGTCCGGCGTGCTCGGCGGGTTGTAGCACTCGCGGATGCGTGCGGCCGCAGCGGGCAGGACTTCGAGTTCTGCTCGAGACATGTTGAGAATGGCTTTTGCGCGGCGCGCAGCAGTCAGGTCGGAAGTGATGGTGCGCAGGGCTTTGATGCTGGGAGTGATCATGCTGGGTCTCCGGTTGAGTGGTTCGTGGTGTCGGCTGAGGATCAGTTCGGAACTATCTTGCCGGTGCTCCTGTGTGCCGTGAGGCCAGAAGACTTACCCAACTCACTCCGTGCTATTGATCTCCAACCGACAGAATCATTACATCACAGTTGTGAAGTCCATAAACGAATACCCGACTGCGTTGTATGGGCATTGTGATGTTGATGTTGGCTTTTGTGAGGCGAACATCACAGGCCCTATACTCCGTTGATCCGCAACTTCACACCAAACAAAATGGACTACGACGAACTCATCTCGCACTTTGGCAGTCAGGTCGCAGCATCCGCCAAGCTGGGGGTCACCCAGCCCACGCTGTCAAACTGGAAAGCGCGCGGGCGCATCCCCGAGCTGCAGCAGCTCAGGATCCAGCACATCACCAGGGGAAGGCTCAAGGCAGCACCCGACATCCTGGGGAAGAAGACCACACAATGACGGTCTGACAAGATTGGGCCTCGGCTAGGGTAGCTCCCGAAAAGCGGTTCCCACACCCGCCTGCCGAAGGTTTCACAGTGTGGCGTTCTCAGTGGAAGAACAAGATGGCAGCACCTTACTCGGCCGCCGGGCACACTTCCCCCTACAGGGAGGCCCCAGGTGGTCATGTCCAACTCTGAAAATCACAATGGTGACGGTGCTCGATTGAGCGTCACCAACTCCGAGTTCCTGCAGCATGTCCTGGCTGGCGCCCCTCGAGGGTCGACTACATGGGTGTGCGGGTTCATCGGCAACCCCAACTCGGACCAGGCCAACTGGTCAGGCAAGGCCTACAACCCAGCCCTGCATGCGGCCGAAGTCGACGGGTGGGGCAGGCAGAACACCTACTTCTCGGTGGGCGCGGTCAGACCCCTCGAGGGCGTCATGCACCGGCGCAAGAGCCACTTCACGCGCCTGCTGGCGCTGGTGGCCGACGACGTCAATCCAGAAGACCTGCAGGGGATTCCCTCGTGGGGCATCGAGACCAGCCCGGGCAAGCGACAGATCGGCATCCTGCTCGACACCAAGGACCCCGACTGCGCAAACCTCGAGCTCGTCACCCGGCTCGTCACCGCGATGGCCGACAGGGGCTACATCAAGGCCGACAAGTCGGGCAACAACGCAGTGCGGTACGTCCGCCTGCCGGTGGGCCAGAACCAGAAGCCCCGCGACTCGGGACCGTTCAACCACTTCGTGGAGTACTGGAACCCCAGCGCACGCTACACGCTCGAGGACGCCGCTGCCATCTTCGGCATCGACCTCGAGACCCTGCGCACAGAGCATGCGCATGAAGCACAGGCACCGTCCATGCACATGGGCGAGCAGGACGAGCGGCTGCGCATCCTGACGACCAACATCATCCGCGGCGAGAACCTGCACGACAGCCTGAACATGGTGGCCGCATCGATGGTGGCCTCAGGCGCCAAGGGCGGCTCGATCGTCAACCTGCTGCGTGGCCTCATGGACGCCAGCCTGGCACCAAAAGACGACCGCTGGCTCGCCCGCTACAACGACATCCCGCGGTCAGTCAGCACGGCGCAGGAGAAGTTCCGGCCCACGCAGATCCAGCAGGCGATCGACCAGGAGACGGGCGAGATCCTGCCCGACAAGCCGCTGTTCACGCCGGTGCACGAGCTGCTGGACACCATCAAGGCCATCGAATGGATCATCGAGGGGTACGTCGAGTCAGACGGACTGGGCATGCTGTACGGGCCGTCAGGCGGCGGTAAGAGCTTTGTGGCCGTGTCCATGGCCTGCAGCGTGGCCACAGGCACGCCGTGGTTCGGCTGCCCAGTCAAGCAGGGCGCCGTGTTCTACATCGCAGGCGAGGGCCACCAGGGCCTGGCCAGGCGCTTCGCAGCATGGTCCAAGGCCACCGGCATCAAGATCGGCAAGGACACGCCCCTGTTCAAGTCCAACCACGCCGTGCAGATGCTGGACCCCGACGCGCCAGCCAAGCTCATGGCCGAGATCAGACGCATGATCGCCGACACCGGCCAGATCCCGGCGCTGATCATCATCGACACCCTGGCCCGCAACTTCGGCGACGGAGACGAGAACAAGCAGCAGGACGCCAACCGGTTCATCGAAGCGATGGACGAGATCAGGCGCGAGTTCCATTCGCACAACCTCGTCGTCCACCACTCAGGCCACGAGATGGACCGCGCACGGGGCTCCAGCGCCTTCAAGGCGGCCATGGACCAGGAGTTCCAGGTCAAGGGCTCCGGCGGCATCCTGGAGCTCAAGGTGACCAAGATGAAGGACGCCGAGATGCCTGAGTCCAAGCGATTCAAGATCACCCAGATCGGCCTGGGCGTCGTGGACTCGTGCGACGTCGAGATCACCGGCGCCTACATCGAGTTCGACGGCAACCCGCTCGAGGTCAAGGTCGGCTCGCGCCTGAACGGCCAGCCCATCAATGCCATCGACGTGGTCAGGCTGATGCAAAAGGGCTGGCCTGGCGCGCCTGTCATGGCCACCAGCCTGGGCTGCTCTGAGCGGGCTCTGAGCAACATCATGAAGGCCATGAAGGACAACGGAATGGCCGTCCAGGGGGCCAACCGCAAGAACGGATGGGAGCTCACAGAGCAGGCGATCGACCACCTTTCGATGACCGCGGAGCTCGCGATCGAGGCGCAGGAAACGTCTAGATCGGTTGACTGAGGTGTAAACGGAAAGTGTCAACTAAAGTTGACGCGGACGACAATTCTCATCCGCACGGGGCCTTGCGGATGACATTTACAGTTGTGAAGTAGTTGGAGAAAAAAAATGTGGTGTGACAAGGACTTGCGAGAAAAAAAGTCATCGGCGGGGGCCGTGCGGATGAGACCTGTTTTTGGGGGTCATCCGCACGGGGTTCTCATCCGCATCTCATCCGCAAGTCAAGCGTCTAAGTTAGTGGGCACTACGCTGGAAAGCAAGCAAATACGCGGGTTCTCATCCGTGCGGATGAGATGCGTAAGAGAATCGGGCCGGCTTCATCCGCTCATCCGCAACCCTCTAAGAGGTTGCGGATGCTGAGCGGAAGGGGGTTGCCGATGACCAAAATGCCTGGTGAGCAGACACTAACTTTTGACCTGGATCTGCCCTGGCCGTCACCCAAGTTGTCCCCCAACGCTCGCCAGCACTGGGCTGCCGCAGCCAAGGCCAAGAAGGCCTACAGGGCCCGCTGCAGGGCTATCGCGACTGCGGCAGGGGTAGGGGCTGTCTTGGCCGGAAAAACGAGCCTAGCGGTCGATCTGACCTTCTTCCCGCCCGACCGCCGCGGCCGGGACATGGACAACATGCTGGCCAGCATGAAGTCCGGCCTGGACGGCCTGGCCGACGCCACCGGCATCGACGACCGCCACTGGCGCCTGTCGTTCGAGGTCGGCAAGCCGGTCAAGGGCGGCCAGGTTCTCGTGCGGATGAGCTGCCGATGAGGCTTCAACCCGACTGGCTGGGGGAGCTCGTGAGCATCTGCGTCAGCGACGACTGGCGCGGGGCCCAGACCGAGCTCACCTGGGGCGAGGTCAGCCCCATGTTCCGCCGCCTGCTGCCTGAGCTGGCGCAGTCCGAGGACGCAGACGGCTACAGCAGCCTCGAGGTGCGCGCCTGCCGCGAAGGCATCGAGTGGCTGTCCACCAACCACCCGGCCGAGTTCGGCGCCCTGTGCTGGCAGTTCTGGGACTGGAAGCGCAAGCACCTCACACGCGCCGAGAACCACGACGAGCTGCTGCAGCGCGCCGGCAAGCTATTGGCAGACTACGTCGACAGGGCTTGCGACTGAACATCACAATGTTTATACTCGGAGTGTGCGCTTTTGCACGCATCGGAGACGACGATGAAAGAGTTCAACCCTCACTGGCCGTTCCCTCAATACGACGAGGATGGCCGCCAGCTTCTGCCGCCTGGATTCAACGCCAGGCCCACGCCCGCCCAGCGCGCCGCTGAGCTGATCGACAACGTCGGGGAGGCGCTGCTGTGAAGGCTCTCACCGACATCCTGCGCAAGCCTGCGCCGGCCACGATGATGGCCACCGAGCTGGACGACGCGCGCCGGGCACTGCTCGAGGCGCAGTCTGCCCGCGACTACGCCACCGCGATGGTCGCCTACCACGAGACACGCATCGATCGCCTGCGCGCCATGCTGGAGATCGAGGCTCATCAGGGGGGCGAGCAATGAGCAGAGCCCTTACCGAAGCCCTCGCAGCGGCTGCAGCGCCGCCGTGCACCGGGTACTCATGCCCTAAGCAGAGTGATTGCGCGAGCGAGAAGCTGGCGTGCGAGTCGTTCGTCTACTACGTCAATTCCGGCAGGGCAGCACATCCATTGATGATGTTCCGTACCAACAAGAGCGGCTTGAAGGCGTTGCATATGCTGAAGCAGGAGCACGCTCCTACGAGAGCGTTGTACGACCGTGTGTTTAAGGAGGAAGCATGAAAGACGGGCAATGCAACGGACCCTGCGATCAGGGCCGCAAGAACTGCCCGACGCCTGAGGCGTGCGAGCTGGCAGCGACCGATGCGGCGGAATCAGACGGCCTGGAAGCCTTTGGGATGCTGGCGGTTGCCATCGTCGTTGTGCTGGTCATCGGCCTGGTGGCCGCTTCGGTGTGGAGGTTTGCATGACTGACACGATTACCCTGCCCCGCGCCGTCGTCCAGCAGGCGCTGGAGGCGTGGGAGTACATCAACAAGTACGGCTTTGTCTTGGCCGACTATGAAGGCCCGATGGAGCAAGCCATCACCGCCTTCAAGGCCGCGCTGGAGCAGCCGGAGCAGGAGCCGCAATGCAACCCGCACCCCAATGCACCGCACGGATTTTTGCGAAACGCCAGCCACACCGAGGGCCGCTACGTCTGCGCGTGTGAATATTGGCAGCCCTACGAGGCCGCGCTGGAGCAGCCTGAGCCGGAGCAGGCCGAGCCGGTAGTACCGCCTGAATTGGAAGCGCATTTCCGGCACCTTGATGCGCAGATGGAGCAGCCGGTGCGGGCCGAGTCGGTGACGACCCCGCCCTGTAAAGGCATGAACTGCGGGGCTATTGATGGCCGGTCGCACTCGCTGGAGTGCCACGCGGAGCATTCGGCAGCAATAGCTGGTGGACGGTTTGTGCCCTTGCCCCGCCGCGAGTGGCGAGGGTTGACGGAGGAAGAAGTGTTTCATGTGGAGAACAACGTGCCAGACAGCGTTATCTCCGACCGCCAATGGACGGTGTATTTTGCCCGCGCCATCGAGGCCAAGCTGAAGGAGAAGAACCATGAGTGAATCTACCGCCCTGCGGCTGGCTGATGCGCTGAACTGCGCAACAGACGACGATTGCGGGTACTGCCAACCATGCGTCATCGCCGCCGAACTGCGCCGGCTGCACGCCCTGAACAGGGAACTGCTGGGGGCGTTGAAACAGATGCTGGAGGTCTGGGAGGAAGACCCTGCGTATGGTGCAACGCACGCAGACAAAGCCCGCGCAGCAATAGCCAAAGCGGAGGGGAAGGTATGACCCGCGAAGACATCACCCGCATGGCGCAGGAGGCTGGGTGGCCTGACAGCCTTATTGCGCCGGTCATCATGGCAAAGCTGGCCGAGTTCGCCGCCCTGGTCGCCGCTGCCGAGCGCAAGGAGTGCGCTGACCTTTGCAAGTACGTTTACACCGAAGTGCTTGACGACCGAGACGGCATTGCCAAGCTGTGCGAAGGCTACATCCTCGGAAGGGGGCAGGCATGAGCATCGTCACCCACGTGGCGGTGTTCTTCGCCACCAACCCTGACGAGGAGCTGACCAGCGAGGACATCGGCATCAAGTGGGGCGTCGACCCGAACAACGTGGGTAAGTCGCTGCGTTACGCCGAGCACAAGGGCTGGGTGCAATCGACCAAGAAGCCCAACCCTTCGAGGCCCAGCAAGCAGATCCTGTTCTACACCGCAGGCCCGCGCTTGCTCAAGGAGATTGGACGATGATCACGGCAAGCAACCTCTACAAGTTCCAACCGCCAAACTTCCCACGCTGCGCAGGCTCGGGCCGATCGGAGTGCGACACATGCAAGAAAAACGTCCGCAACAGCCCCGTGCATCCAAGCGCGACGCGCCAGATCTGGATCGGAAGATGGGAGCTGGAGACGCCCTGCGAGTCTCGCGTGCCGTTGCACACGCAGTCGTAAAGAGCCCCCACTTCCTTGCCCGCGCAATGGCCGCGGAGTTCGCCGACCCGCTCGAGAAGGCCAAGCTCCCGCTGACCAACCGCGACCGCCAGCGCAAGCACCGGACCAACAACAGCGAGCGGGTCTTCACGCTCGACGTGGGCAGCGACGGCTACGCTGACCTGGTCTACCTCATGCAGGCGTGGGGCTTTCCCAGCCGCAGGCGCACCATGATCGTGGCCTTGAGACACCTGGCCCAGGCCACCCGAAACGGCCTCGAGCGCATCGACTTGACGAACGCTTGACCGTGTTGTAAGGGCCGGTGTATATTCCGCCCCGGGTAAGTGTCTCCAAATCCAGCCGGCCGCGAGCCGGCTTTTTGCTTTCTGAGCCCGGGTGAGCTGAACGCGGTGACCTCGTCTCCCACTGCTGGATGCCTCCCGGGTTCAACCCCTGATGCCGTGGACAAAGCTGAATACCAACGAATCGCCGATGAACGTGAGGCCACCAAGCACCATGTGCTGGCCATGGCCGAAGACATCTTCGAGCGCTACATGGCGGGTGAGTCCATGCGCCTGATCGCCGAGTCGATGCCGTTCAAGATCAGCGGCAACCGCCTGCGCGACATCCTGCTGAACAACCCCGACACCCGGGAAGCCTACGCCGACATCCACATCCACCGCTCGCACAGCCTCGTCGAGGCCGCGGTGGACTACGCCCGCGAGGCGGGGATGCTGGGCGATGCGGCCGGCCTGCGGGTGGCGATCGACGCCAACCTCAAGGTGGCGGCCAAGATCAACGGCCGCGACTACGGCGACAAGTCCAAGGTGGAGCTCACCGGCAAGGACGGAGGGCCCGTCAAGATGGTGGCCCTGACCGACGAGCAGCTCATGGAGATCGCCGCCCAAGGCGTGGTGAAGGGGGCGGCAGGTGCTTGATCCATCGCAGGCTGCGGCTGAGCTGCTGGCGCGCAAGAAGGCGCGCGAGTCGTTCTCGCACTACTGCGCCTACCGACTGCCAGACGACATGCGCCTGGCCGAGCACCACGTCCTGCTGACCGAGGCCCTGGACAAGATTGAGAAGGGCGAGATCGACCGGCTGCTCGTGATGATGCCGCCAGGCTCTGCCAAGTCCACCTACGGCTCGGTCTACTTCCCCGAGTACTTCGCAGGCCGCAACCCGCAGCTCAGCGTCATCGCCGCTTCGCACACCGCAGAACTGGCCGAGCGCTTCGGCCGCCGGGTGCGCAACGGCGTGGACGACGAGCAGTTTCGCGCCCTGTTCCCGCAGGTGGCGCTGGCCGCCGACAGCACGGCTGCTGGCCGATGGGGCACGAACCACGGCGGCGAGTACACCGCGGTGGGCGTGGGCGGATCCATCACCGGGCGACGCGGCGACCTGATCGTGGTCGACGACCCAGTGCGCAGTCGCGAGGACGCCGACTCCGAGCGCGTGCGCGAGAAGACCTGGGAGTGGTGGACCAACGACCTGCTGACCCGCTTGAAGCCTCATGGCCGCGTGGTGGTCATCATGACCCGCTGGCACGAGGATGACCTGGCCGGCCGCCTGCTCGAGCGTGAGCCGCAGCGGTGGACCGTCATCAAGCTGCCGATGATCGCTGGCGACAACGACCTGCTGGGACGCAAATCAGGTGAGCGCCTGTGGAAAGAGTGGTTCACCGACGAGATGGTGCGCCAGGCGCAGTCCGATCCACGCTCGTGGATCTCGCTGTACCAGCAGGAGCCCAGGCCCGTCGAGGGTGCGGAGTTCAAGCGCTCGTGGATCGTGCGCTACAACAACGCGCCCAAGAAGATGAACAGGGTCATCCTGGTCGACCCGGCGGGTGACCCGCAGACGGCCAAGGAAGGCACCAAGCGCAAGCGCAGCGACCGCACCGTGATGTGGGTCGTGGGCCTGGCGCACGACGGCAACGCCTTCCTCGTGGACGGCATCATCGATCGGCTGACGCTGACGCAACGCGCCGATGCGCTGTTCGCCCTGCACAAGAAGCACAAGCCGATGCAGGTGCGCTACGAGCGCTACGGCATGCAGGCCGACATCCCGCACATCCAGGCCGAGATGGAGCGGCGCCAGTACCGCTTCAAGATCACCGAGGTGGCTGGTGCGGTGGAGAAGAACGCCCGCATCCGCAGGCTCATTCCGTGGTTCGAGGGCGGCCGCATGTGGCTGCCTCAGCAGCTCAACTACACTGACGTGCAGGGCAACCCGCATGACTTGGTTCAGGAGCTCCTCGAGGTCGAGTACGCCACCTTCCCGGTGGGTCGATTCGACGACGGCATGGACTGCCTGGCCCGCATCGACGAGCCTTCGCTGACTCTGCCGTGGCCGGACGAAGAGGAAGAGTGGGAAGTCCCCCGGGGCGCCGAGGCTGCGTGGCAGGTCCTCGACGAAGTGACCGGCTACTAAAGGATCACGATGGACCCCAAAGACCTACCGACCGACGTTGCCTACATGGTTGGCGACGAGGTGCTGACCCAGGAAGAGTTCGAAGGCCGCCAGAAGGGCGAGATCGAGCGCCTGTACGCCGTCTTCGCCAAAATGCGCGACCATTGGGTTCAGGGGCGAGCCACCAACACTGACCTTGAAAAGCGCTGGCGCAAGAACGCGCAGCTCTACTTCGGCGAGCACACCAACAGCACCGGCGAGTTCGAGAACACCCTGCGCAACGGCCCGCCATCACGCAAGGCGCAGGACGGCACCCGCTCGAGGGTGGTGATCAACATCGTGCGCCCGAAGGTCGACCAGGCCGTGGCGCGCATGTGCGAGATCCTGTTCCCCGTGGACGACCGCAACTGGGGCATCCGGCCCACGCCGATGCCTGAGCTGGCCGACATGATGGGCAGCAACGCCCAGACCGTCGACCCGGCCACTGGCCAGCCCACCGGCTTCACCGCCAACGAGGAAGCCAACGCGATCATGGAGGCTGCCAAGCAGGCGGCTGAGGCCATGGAGCGCTCCATCGACGACAGCCTGACCGAGTCCAAGTACAACGGCGAGAGTCGCAAGGGCATTGAGGATGCCGTGCGTCTGGGCACGATGGTGCTGTACGGCCCGTTCCCTGCACGTCAGACCAGCAAGGTCTGGCTGCCTCAGGGCGACGGCACGCAGCAACTGCAGATCAACGAGTCGATCGTCCCGGCCAGCATGCGCATGGACCCGTGGGACTGCTTCTTCGACCCGAGCTGCGGCAACGACCACCAGGCCGGCCGCGGGTTCTTCATGCGCCGCATGGTCACTCGCAAGCAACTGCGCCAGCTCGTGGGCCTGCCCGGCTACGACGAGGACGCCATCCGCGAGGTGCTGCGCTCGCCGCCGCAGAAGCTGCGCGTGGCCGAGGGCCGGGTCATCCGCGACATGATGAACGAGGACGCCTACGAAATGTGGACGTACCACGGCGAGATCGAGCCCGAAGAGATGGAGATGCTTTCGAGCCGCACGGGCGACCCGCTGACCGACGTGGACTTCGGCGTGCTCGTGATCGTCAACGACAAGGTCGTGGGTGCAATGGAGTCGTGGGTTGTGGACCGCACGCTGCCGGTGGACGTCTACTGCTGGCGCAAGGCAGACGACAGCCCGTTCGGCTATGGCCTGCCCGACGAGCTTGAGCACCAGCAGCGAGTGGTCAACAGCGCCTGGCGCCAGGTGATGGACAACGGCCGCACCTCGCTGGGCGGACAGATCGTCATCAAGAAGGGCATGATCATTCCGCAGAACGGAAGCTACGAGATCACGCCCAACAAGATCTGGCTGGCCAAGGACGAGCTCGACGACGTGCGTGCTGCCATGACGGTGTTCGAGTTCAACTCGCACCTGCAGGAGCTGCTGGCCATCGCCCAAGCCGCCATGCAGTTCGCAGACACCGAGTCCAGCATGCCCCAGATCATGGGCGGCGAGCAGGGCAGCGCGCCCGAGACCGTCGGCGGCATGGTCATGCTGTACAACAACGCCAACGCTGTGCTGCGCCAGCGCGTGAAGCTGTACGACGACAGCATCACCAGGCCACACATCGGTCGGTACTACGACTGGAAGATGGCCAACGACCCGGATCCAAAGATCAAGGGCGACTACGAGATCGACGCACGCGGGTCGACTGCGCTGATCGAGCGCGACATCCAGAACCAGGCCCTGCTGAACCTGGCCAACATCACCAACAACCCGCGCTACATCCCGCACCTCAAGGAGCGCGAGGAGCTCAAGGCGATCCTCAAAGCGTTCAAGGTCAACCCCGAGGAGCTGCTCAAGCCTGAGGACCAGGTCAAGCAGGAGATGGAAGCGCAGGCTCAGCAGGGCGCGCCGCAGGATCCTCGCATTGCGGCCGCTCAGATCAAGGCCGAGGTCGACATGGCCAAGATCGCGGACAACAAGGAAGTCCGCGCCCAGCAGGGCCAGCAGATCGAGTACAACCGCCAGCGCGAGCAGGCAGAGTACGAGATCGCGATGACAGAGGCCGGCATCGAGCGCGACCTGTCGCTGACCAAGCTCGGCCAGGACGCCCAGCTCACCCGCGAGCAGATCGCCGCGAAGGAGCGTCTCGAGGCACTGAAAATTGACAACCAGCGTCAGATCTTCAACGCCGAGGCGGCGCTGCGCGTCAACACGGGCGCCGGCATCTGAGGTATCACAATGGCAATACTGGACATCACCGAGTACCAAGAGCTGGCGTTTGCCGGCCGCGGTCACTTGATTCCGGCCGGCCAGGAGCCGGCCATCCTGAATCAGCAGGTCGCCATCGGCGCCTCGTCGGTCCAGTCTTCCGCTCTCTCCGACACGACTCGTTTCGTGCGTCTGCACGCCGATGTGGCATGCCGCATCGCCATCGGCGCAAGCCCCACGGCAGCCTCCACGTCGATGAGAATCGGTGCTGGCGGCACCGAATACCTGGGCGTTCGCCCTGGCCTGAAGATCGCGGTCATTTCCACTACCTAACGGAGCCCCCATGAACATCAACATCACCCCCTCTGCCGTGGCGGTCGACACCGCGGCAAACCTCCTGGCCTTCCTCGAGATGGCCAAAGAGCCGAGCAAGCTCAAGGCAGTGCTCGACCAGATCAAGTCTGCGCAGGATGCGGCGGCCGCTGAGGCTGCAGCAGCTCGCGGGGCTAAGGCCGAGGCCGACGCCACCAACGCGGCTGCTCAGCTCGCCGCGGCCGATGCCAACGCTGCTCTGGCCAAGGCACGCGAGGAGTCTGCACGCGCTGCGCAGGCATCTGCCGACGCCGATGCCGTGCGCGCTGCGACGAAGGCCGAGCGCGAAAAGTTTGATAATTGGATGGCTGGCGAGCGCGAGGCGCTGGCTGCTGCCAAGGCCAAGGTCGAGTCTGATGCCGCGGCCAACGTCAAGCGCTCTACCGAGGCCGACATGCGCGAGGCGCAGGCCGACAGCGAGCTGGCCAGCGCTCGCAACTTGCAGGCCGCTGCCGAGAAGCTGCGCTTCGAGTACGAGCAGAAGATTGCGGCTCTAAAGTCGATGATCTGAAAGGGGACAGACCATGTCAATGACCAACGCCGCCGAAGCGGCACTCCTCGACCTCTTGTTTCTCAACACTGACTGGGCCAATATCGGGGACGCTGCTGGCCTGCAGAACTCGGCCACGGCAGGCTCGTTCCACATCAGCCTGCACAGCGCAGACCCTGGAGAGGCGGGCAACCAGAGTACCAACGAGATCAGCTACACCGGCTACGCCCGCGTGGGTGTGGCCCGCACCGCAGGCGGCTGGACGCGGACAACCTCCACCATCGCCAACACCGCCCTCGTGCAGTTCGGCCAGTGCACGGGCGGCACCGCCACGGCCACGCACTTCGGCATCGGCACGGACTCCACGGGCACCGGCAACCTGCTGCTGAAGGGCGCGCTGAACGCCAGCCTGTCCATCAGCAACGGCATCCAGCCGCAGTTCGCTGCTGGTGCCATGACAGCCACGGTGGACTGATGTGGTGTACCGCTGCGCCCACTGCCGTGAGCTGCTGACGCTGGCCGACACCGAGCTGTCGGCCTGCTCGGAGCATCCTGACGGGGGCGTGGAGTGGTCGCCCGACGAAGTGGAGTGGGCTTCGCTGGAGAACCCTGATGCCGTTTAGGTCCGTTGCCGAGGTGGCAGATGCCGTCGAGCAAGGGCGGCGTCACATCCAGCATTTTTTTCGCACTGGCGTGCCGGGTTCTTTTGGCACCAGCAACATATTTGGGGACGCCTCCATTGGCAGTTCAGGCCCGCCCGTCTATAACCCATACCTGGGCACCGCGCTAGAGGCCACGCAACTCATCGGCCAGCGCAATCAGGGCATTTACACCGGGCCGACGTTGCCTACGCAAGAACGGTATCTGCTGTCTGTGTCCTTGACGCAAGCCGGATCGGGCGGGTTTTTTCCTTCGGTC